CCACGTTGTGCAATACCAAGACCAGTCTTAGCAAAAACACCAGCAACATAAGTTGTGGCTCCACCAGTTGTGGCACCAGCCGCTACCAATGGACTTTCGAAGATTGTAACACCAGCGATACTACCGATGAAACCAGTAACCAATGCTTGGTTACCAACATCACTTAGAGCACCTAGTTGATTGCCTGTAGCACCACTGTATGGAAGAGTTGTGGTCAACTGCTTCTTCAAGTTGTAGGCCTGAGCTGGGTGGACAACAGCGTAGTATGGTCCCATAACCTTACGACCACGTAGAGTGGCCGCGGCTTGTAGGATGATGTTAACTGTTAATTCAGTAGATGTGCTACCGATGTCGCTAGAGAAACTAGAGAACTTAGAGAAAGCGTTGGTGTCAAAGCTTTCACCGATTGAACGTCCAGCTACCAAGCTCAACTGGCTCATGATGTCGCCATAGGCGCTGTCACGTAGCATGTTAGAGATTTGTGTGTAATAAACGTGTTCACCCAAGGTGATCAAAGCCTGGCTACTTGTGGTAGCGATAGCAGTGATGTTGGATTCGTCTGTTACATAAGAAGCCGCGTTGTTACCCCAGATTGGCACTTGAGCAACCTTACCTGAGTTCATAGGAACGTCAAATACAGTTGTGATCTCGCGAGCGATACTGGTTTCATAGGCCGCGAATTCGGCCGCTGTTACGAAGTTGGCAAAGAATTCTTCATTCCAGGCCGAGTTTAATGCAGGTATTGCCATTTTAAATGTCCTTTAAATTTATTTTTTGACCGTTTGTTGATATAAGCGTCTGTGTTCAGGATTACGCATATCCAACTTACGGATATCTATTTTTTGTGGACTCTGACCAATATTTCCCTTACTGTTGGTAGTGCTGGCTCCGGCTGAGACAAAATGGGGATTAGTGTCTAGGAATTCTTTGACTAAATCTTCCACTCTCAAAGGCTGACCTTGGTCGTTGTATCTAGCAGTTCCCTTTGCGTCGAGAACTTCTACTTCACCATTTTCATTCAACCTAACCTGAGGTTTCAACAGGGCCTTAACTTGTTCTGCATTTACTGCACGAAGTTGAGCCGCGGCTGATACCAGGGGCACATCAACGGTATAGTTCTTAATGATCTCATCCCGTTTACGAATTTCTTCGTCTTTTTTCTGTGCTAGATTTTGCAGGATACTGTCAAATTCTCCACGCTTCTTTTGGTCGTCGAGTTTTTGTTTTTCAAATGTCTGCTTGATCTGACGCAGTTCTTCTGGATCTCCTAGATCAGCATAGAGTTTCTCATATTTTTTGGCCACACTGCTACGTGTTCTGGCCATCATATCATCTAGCTCTTTTTGTGTATAGGTTCGATCTGCCTGGTTATTGTTATCTAAGGACCCAGTGTCCTCGTTGGCCAACGTATTGTCTGACATTGTCGCATCGCCTCCTTTGAGAGTTGTTATTTGGTGGGAAGAACAGAGTCTTCCTCTACGGAATATTTATGTATTAATATTTTTTTGGTGGTTTGATCGGTTTCTTTTTCTTCATTTCAGTTCCTTAAGATTAATATGCTATGCTTAGGTGGCCGCCTGCGATATGGCCAGCCGCTACGATCTTGTCGCCTGCCGCACAGCTGAATTCCACACTGCCACCTGCTGGAATACAAAAATTGGTTAAAGTATTGATCACAGGATTGCTACCTATGTTGATCCAATGTGCTCCAACAGAAGCAACCACTAACACTGTGCCCTGAGGCAAGGTAAAGGTGCTGGTCGTAGGAGCATTGATCACTGTGTCCATTTGTCGTGCTCTAGAAGCACTTAATACCGTTATAGTCATGATTACATTCCTTTCTTTTGAGTATACTTGGCCACAATTTTAGGTTTGTGTGCCTTTTCAGCCGCTGTACGAGCAACGCTTAGAGCGATTGCCACTGCCTGGGCTTGTGGATGTCCTTTTTTAATTTCTGTGGCAATATTCTTACCAATAGATTTTTCCGAATAGCCCTTTTTCAATGGCATAATATTTCTCCTGATGTAGTGGTGGATAGATGGCCCTGATTGAGTGTGCTAGGGCTGTGAGACGAAATGGGATGGTGTTCATTAGGCTACCTCTGGTGCCCATTTGGCACACCAATATAGGGGACGGACTTCAGCATCAAATAGGCTACAATAATCTTTAGAACTATCATAGTATTGGCAATTTTCACAGGCTTGTCCATCTGGCACTGACTCATTCTCAGCATCCTGATATAGTGCAGGTAAGTTAGCATCAAACTCTGTGCCATCCTCATAGACGCGAGGCAGTGAGTCTTCTGTGGGCTCTGCTACTTCTATGCTGGTTATGGTCTGTTGTGCCAGGATGGCATTCAACTTCCATTGTGTCTTGCGATGTTGATCGATGCGTTCGGCTAAGAAGTTCTGTAGTCCATACTCTCTGCCCTCATTGGCTAGATCATAGATATTTTGTAGGTGTAGGATGATTATACCCAAATCCACCAATAGGTTATCCCACATTACCTGAGGATCAGTAATGGTTTCTGGAGGATCGCTCAATTGACTGTAATTGACGATGTCGCGATAATCGCCTTGAGGAAAATAACCTAACCTGCGAATCTGTTCGGCATAATTGTCAATGTTTTCCTGTGCGTCTGAATAAATTTCTTCCAGCAGTTCGTGATACTGAGGGAAGTTGGGGCCCATAACCGTCCAGTGATAGTTATGGCTCTTGAGATAAAATGTAAAGTTGTTGGCAAAGCCAGCTAACAAGGCTTGAACTAGTTCATTCATTATTCTAATCCTGTGGTTGTTGAAGAGAAGTATCTGCGTGGGCGAGCGTTAGGATTGGCTGTAGGACCTGTCTTGAGTGGACCTTGTGCAGGAATACCTTGGCTGGCATAGTGAGTGACTGGCTCTAATGGTAGGTTAGGATCATCTAGCAGTTCTCTCACGCGATAGTCGATTAGGCTCAGGGTAGCAGGATCAGTAGCCGCACTCTTAGCAGTGACCAATTCTGTGTATTCACGCTGGACATCACGCATGTTAAAGCTATCTGGATATTTGACATAGCCATCAAACTCACGGCCCTGATAAGCACCGAATAGACGCCATAGTTGTTCTTCTGCATTTTCTAGGCTATCTGCTTTTTCAGCTAGACGTGCATTCAATAATTGGAATTCTGTTTCTAAGGCCACACCGCTTTGGCTCGAAGTGGCAGTGGCTCTGACTCCACCTGTGTTGGCCATCTTGTCTATGCTCTGCTCTAGGTCTTTGATGGCATTGCGGATATTATCTACTCCTGAGGCTGAATGCTCGAGATAGTAAGGCTTGGCCGCGGGGTCAGCACCTTCTTGTGTGATGATTAGTGCACCTGCACCTGATCCCAGTTGATCTGTTGAACGCACTACCAGTGTAGGATGGCCATCTAAGCGGATGCTCTGCTCAATCTCTGATGTTAGATTGTAGATCATACGCTGGACATCGGCGATGTCATTGATATCACTAACGCCCTGACCTTTGACTATGCTCTTGCGGTTGTAGACTTGGATAGCAGGAATCATGCCCAAAGTATTAGGTTCAATGGCCTTGACATGTGCTTCTTTCTTCTCATCATCTAACACATAGGTCCTAATCTCAGTAGTGGTCCATTCTTTTACGATGGTCATCTTCTCTAGGACTTCTTCAATGTATTTGATATAGACTAGATCATAACTGCCATTGACATTGCGTTCCCAAGTCCAGTCATTGACCACAAGCGGTGATACACAGTTGACATAAGGGCGCACACCAGCATCTTGTTCTTGTCCTAGAGTCTGTGCTCCGATGTTGGGCTTGGTCATGATAATCCAAGTGTGTCCGAACACTGCGGCCCATTGTGCAACTTCTTTCATGAACGCATCAAAGGTCCTGCCCTCATAATCAGCATCCATTAGGAAATTTTCTACGTCAGGTTGACCTTCCCATGAACCAAAATTGCGTTCAATGTCCTGGCGGAATAGGAAGCTGAGATATACTGATATGATTGAGGCGCAGTGATTTTGTAGTGGAGTATTCAATAGGCGGGCATTGTATTCATTGCCCTGCTCTAACACATACTTGGTCAAATATCCTGCACGACGGTAGTCATCACCGCCGATAAAGCTGTCTAGTAGGAACTGCCAC